TCCGGCGTCAGGGTTGAGTTCGAGGAAATCGACCTGTGCAAGGTTTCAATCAACCATCGCCTTGGCGCATTCGAAGATAGGATAGGCCTGTGATCATAACAAAAGAAGCAGCGATTCAGAAGTTCAGGGACATTCTTTCGGTCAAAACGGCATGGAAGATACTCGCAAAGTCGCAGTTCCTCAATCACCTGGCCGTATTCATGAGCTGGGTGTTGCGGGAAGCGCTCTGGAAGATCGAACGGACCTACCAGGAATATTTTCTGTCCACGGCGCTGAACGCATCGAGCATCCGAGCACACGCCGAAGACAGGGCCTACCTGCCCCGCAAAAAAACGCCGGCATCCGGGGCCGGGACGATCAAGAACAACGGGACGGTCGCGGTTTCCCTGCCTTCCGGACAGGCGCTTTCATCGGATGCGGACCTGGACTATGTGACGGACCGGGCGCTCTTGATTGCTGCAGGCGTAACGGCCGCGGTCGAATTTATTCAGAAAACCCGGCTTGAAGCGGTCCATACCGTAACCGAAGAGAAGGCGTTTTATGAAATCGTGTTCGACGAAGACCTGAGCGGAGAACTGACGGCCGAACAGGCGGCAAAGATCTGTAATTTTACGGTCTATGTGAATGTCAACGGCGGTCTCGGATACGAGCTGTGGGCGTATTCGAGGCTGTTCCAGAACGCCTACCCGGGCGAATCAGGTTTACGACGAATTTTACGCGCATACCGGCCAGACGGGCATCCGGTTTGGAAACGAATATGTCGGCGAAGTCTTGCCGGTCGGCGCTCTGGTGAAAGACTCATCCTGGAACTCACGGACGGCGACACGTCTCTTGCGGAAGGGCAACAGCTTGCCCTGGTGGGCGAGGTTCTGGACATTGGCCGGGCAGGTTGCGGACCCTGACTATCACCGCCACCGAGGCCGTCACGGACGGGCAGGACGCCGAACCCATAGAAGAGATCCGGAATAATCTGAAATACTGGCCTGTCTATAACGAAAAGCTGGTGTGGCGGGACGATTACATATTTTTCATCAAGCAGGCCGTTGCCGATATCCTGTGGCTCAAGGTGTGGGGAGAGACAGAGATGGAGGCCGCCTATGGGCCGAACGTCCTTTACATCAATAAAATTTTCGTCACGGCCTATGCGGCGGACCGGACCGACCTGGAAGAAGAGATTTTCGAACGGCTGAACGAGCTGTCCATACTGAACCGCAAGTTTGAATGGGTTGAACCCGCCTTTTCGACCTTCTCCCTGACCATTACGGGCAAGGTTGCCAGCAGCGTTGTAATCGCCGACGCACAGGCCGCAATCATAGCGGCGCTGACAGAGAATTACGGCAAGGATTCAGCTTCGCGGCTGGAAGAGGTCCGGGTCAAGGACTTTTACAGCATCATCGACGGGACCGGTTACTTTGATGCGGCCGGGGCCTACTTCGAAGTATCCCATTCAGGCGTCACAGAGGCAACGGACCTGCACGAAATGGTGCATATCGACATGGATACCACCACAATCACGTTGGAATACATATGATTGACTGGCTGAAAAAGCGGCTGTCGCCCGTAAAAAAAGACACTTCCCGATGGACCGAGCTTGCGGAGGCCATTCAGGAGTTTGTCGAGGCGAACTTTGACCCGTCGTTTGACCGCCTGACAAATGCGAGATCGATTTATACGGCAGAGTCGGACGATCAGCTAAAGATCCTCGTGGAGCTGGGCGGGTATTTCGAGTCCGATATGCCAGAGGCAAACCGGCCGATCCTGGTATCCCAGCGGAAAATGGAGTTGATGCAGAAGGAGACCGATGTTCCGTTGCGGGCGACGATACAGCGGCTTGGAATCGATGTGGAATGGAAGCCGCTCTACATGCTTCCGGGCGCGGTTTACGGGGATGCCTTTTACACGGAAGATCAGCTTGGCGCATTGAGCGCGGATGAATGTCTTCTGNCCTCCAGGGGGTGCCTGTCAATCGACATCTCGGCGGACCCGATATCAGACGCGGAGGCAACCTTGGCGATTGTGCGGTGTATGCAGGTATTGCCGCTGCATATCGTATTCGACCGGTTCCGCTACTATGCACAGATAGCGACCATCCGGATGCCGAGAATCGTCATTGGAGAGTTGAGCGAGGAAACAATCACCGTCAACCCGTACACCCTGCAGGCAATTACGGCAGGGGATACGCGGACGAAATTCGGCAGCGGTTTTATGGCGTATGAGACGATAGAAACCAGACCACCGGCGTAAGAGAAAGGAGCAAATCATTGGCGGATTTTTTATAATATCTTAACTTTGCTTGGAGAGGCGGAATATGCCGAGGCCATAGCGGGGAGCACAGTCGTAAATCTGACGCATGTGGTTTTAGGCGACAGCAACGGCGCTTATTACGAGCCGAACAGGGGGCAGAATTCACTGGTAAACGAGGTGTATCGTGCGGGGATCAATTCTATCACCACCGATCCCGAAAATCCCGGATGGGTGATAATTGAGCTGGTTGTCCCGGCGACGGAAGGCGGATGGTGGATCCGGGAAGCGGGAATCATCAGCGTCACCTCGAACCTGTTTGCTGTCGGAAAGTTCCCGGCAACGTACAAGCCGGTTTTTACCGAAGGCGCGGGCAAAGAGCTGATCATCCGATTGATCTTCGAGGTTGCCAGCACCGAAGTGATCAGCCTGGTCATTGACCCGAACATAACGGTTGCCAAGGTCTCGGACATAGAAGATCACAACGAGGCCGTTGACGCACACACCGATATCCGGACCAAGATAGGGACCGACATCGGTACGCACAACACGTCTGGAACCGCACACACCGATATCCGGACGGCGATCAACACAAAAGAATCTCTGTGGGTGACGGAATCCGCAGAGATCGCCCGCGTGTCTGACGCGCAGTTTACCGTTGCGGGCGATAAGACGGGAACCTACACGAAAAACAGGGCGCTTTTTCTCGATCAGACAACGGACGCCTACGGCTATGTAAAAGAGCCGTCAACATATTCGAGCGGTACCGAACTCACCACCGTCACGGTCCGGGAATGCACTGTTGATGCGGGACTGTCCGCTGTCAAATACGGGCAGGAAGTGGCAAACGCACCCAAGCGGGTAGACGATCTCTTCATTACCTCAACGGGAAGCGGTAACGCCTATGTGCTGACCCTGGTTCCCGCGATCACCGCCCATGTTCCCGGTATGCCGGTCATAATGAAGGCGAATCACACAAACACCGGCGCGGCTACGGTAGCGATCAACGGCATGGATGCCGTTGCAATCAAAAAGAATGTCGGCACGGCGCTGGCGGCCGGGGACATAGTTGAAGGGCAGCTCATCATACTGGCGTATGACGGGACCAACTATCAGTTGATCAACAGTCACATTATGGAACTGGCCTCATCGGCTGAGATCCTGGCCGGCACGGATGCGGTTAAGGCGGCAACGGCGGCGGCATTGCTGGCGGGACTGCTTGGGGCTGGCAGTACCGCGGCTGCAGGCTATGCGACGATCCCGTTTCGCGATGCCTCGACCGGTGAGCGGAAAAATATCATCATTCAGTGGCAGATTGTTTCGATGACAGAGGCCGGGAACACGGTTCAGACGTTTTCGCGGCCGATGACATTCCCGAATGGCGTCTTAATGGACATGACATGTGACACGACAAGCAGCGGTGGGGGTGCCTTGCCGGTAGGAGTGGTGAATAGCTCGTGTTCGGCCTCGCAGGTTGCGCTGACCGGAGCCAGTGCAACGGTCCTGAATGCTGTCAATGTCATTTCGGTCGGATATTAAGGGGGCAATTATGTTCTATGCAGAATCAACACGCGGTTTTTACACGCCCGAGATTCACGGCAACAACATGCCGGAGGATGCGGTCGAGATAACGAAAGAGGAACATGCTGCTTTGCTGGCGACCCAAGCCGAAGGCAAAACCATTCAGGCAGACGATCAGGGGCGGCCCTTTGCGGCTTTCCGGACCTATACCCTGGGAGAAACCCGGTCCAACAAACTGGCCGCCCTGGCAGCATACCGGTACGAGCGTGAAACGGCCGGAATCACTATCGGCGGGGCAACGATCCGGACGGACCGGGAATCTCAGGCGATGGTAAGCGGGGCAACGATCTTTTCCGACGCGAATCCGGTCGCCCTGATTGACTGGAAGGGCGCAACTGGCTGGGTGCAGATCGACAGGGCAACGCTCCTGGCTATCGGCCAAGCGGTTGGATCATACGTCCAAGCCTGTTTCAGCTTGGAGCGGGTACATGCTGAGGCGATCGGCGCCCTGGAAACCGTTGCGGAAATTGAGGCTTACGATTTTACAGCCGGCTGGCCGGCATAGAAGGAGGGCAAACGTGGCAATTACTATCGATTTTGAAAAGTTCAACAAGGTCGGACTCAAGCCTATTCTGAAAAAGTTCGAAAAAGAGGGCTTGATGGTCGGAGAGGTGGAAGCGACCGACAAGGCGAAGCGGGAATCCGGATTCCTGGTAAAGCAAGCTCTGATCAACTTCGAGTCGGGCCAGAAACTTCTGGTTAAGGCGAAGGCCGGCGGCGGCATTTTCCAGGTCAAGCTCAATAACAAGGTGCTGGCAATCAAGAACGTCGATGATCTGGACAAGGCGGTCCGGGAAATCATTGATTATGTGAACGACAACGAAAAGAACTACCTGAAACAGAAGGAAAAGCAGCTTGCACAGATCAAGGTGAAGGTTCCGAAAATCAAGGCGGTCAATACCAGCGTGGCCGAACAGATTACGCGGCTCCAGTCCTCCCTTGCAGAAATATCAGCCGCAAACGAGGCTGTAAGGGCGCAGGTTGTTGAGGCCGAGACGGTGAATACGCAGAAATCGGACGCCGTGGAAGCCCTGAACAGGGAGTATCAAAACCTGGTAGCAGTCGGAAACGCGCTGCAGACCGAATACGATCAACTGAAGGAGGCGGCATAACCAATGAATCCTATCACGGAAGGCCATAGAATCACCCTTGGGTATGACTATTTCGCACAGGGCTTTTCCCAGGCCCAGCTATCGGAAGCCTATTACAGGCTGATCGCCGACAAGGGGCAGGAACGGCTGCTTTTCGAGACGGCCACCATGGATGAGGTCAATGAGGTCTACAGCCCGGATGACGACGAAAACGACCGGATGACGACCGAGGAAATTTTTGAAGCGATCCGGATACAGAAGTTTGCCCGCACGGAAAAAAAGATGCTGGCACTGATCCGCGTACTCAACAGCCACATGAAGGACAAGGGCATCGAGGCGCTTGTTCCGGAAATTGGAAAGCCGCGTAAGTCCGGCCTGTTTGCAACCGTCACCGTACAGATTCCCATGAGCGACGGGCAGGTTGTCAGCATCATTTTCCACAGCCCGGACGGCGATAACAAGAAGATCCTGGCGGACGATGAGATCATCGCCTTTCGCTGGCTTCTCAACAAGCGGGACATTACTCAAGTGGTATCTCCGGAAGGTAACGCAGAGGTCAGCCTGCAGGAGATCGGCAAGCGGATAACGCAGTTGGTCGAAAAGAATTCCGCACGGTTCCAGGCGACGCAGAAGGCGCTTATCGAGCAAAGAAAACAGCTCGAAGAGGTCAAGACCCAAGCAGAGGCCGAGGCAACGCAGAACACCGAACTCAGGGACAAGTTGCTGACCGCCCAAGCCGACGGGGAAGACATGGAAGTGCAGGAGAACAGCCTGAGAAACCGGATCGAAAAGCAGAAGATTTTCAACAACGATCTGCAATCCAAAATCGATGCCCTGAAAGCCAAGCAGGCCGGCAATAAAGGCAAGCCGGAAGGCGGCAGCACCCTTGAGGAAAAGATCCGGGCAAAGTTCGAGGGCCGGACAAACGCCTCGCTGAAAAAGGCGCTGGAAACCAAGAAGGGCAATATCGACGACGAATCCATGGAATTTGACCGCAGAATGAAAGCCGAAGGCAAGTTCTGGCGGTTTGGGCCGGGCGACAAGGTTAAGGTCTTCAAGCCTACAGACGATCCGGTAGGCAACGAAGTATGGAGGGTGGGCGAGGATTCCATCAAGACTTTGTCAGAAGCGGATTTCAATAAGATTTACGACAAGCTGGAAGACGAAAACTACCATTCGGAAAACCTGATTTTCCTGGCGAAAAGGAAGGGTGAGTATGAGGATATGGAGGAAGCCGCTGATCTTTATAAGAAGCAAAAATCCGCCGGCTCGTTGACGGAAGATCTGAGAGAGCGAAGATATGCGTTGATGACCAAACTGTTGGGCCCGGGACCGGATAAAAAAGAGACCGGCACCCCTGCCCTGCAGCCGGCAGAGGAAAAGGCCTGGAAAGAATCCGGCGCCGACGATAAGGCAATTGACGCGATTGCCAAGGCGGGCGGTTACGACGCGATCCTGGCGGACGAATCAAAACAGATCGCGCTGCAGGACATTCTCGATCCGGCCATGGCCGAGCGCCTTTTCAACGTCAGGGCGCAACTCCAGAATTTAGGATGGGAGATAAAAGGCAACGGCTCGGATCTCTGGTTTACCGTCAGTTTCGGGAGACAGCACCGGCTGTCTCATGAGGTCAAATCTGTCGGCGCTGGCCGGAATGTGGTTGCGATTACCTGGGTTCTGGACGGAAAGCACAAATACCCGGACGGCATGAGTCAGTCGGTAACAGGCATGGCATCAACGATAAATAACGCCATGTTTACTGAGGATCAACGGCAGCGGGGAGGTCCGCTTGTGGCTCTCACCGTGCTGCCAGATGGGTGGGAAAAAAAGCAGGAATTCGACAACCAGATTAACTACAGCAACGGCAAGTATGAGGTCCACGTTTCGACCTCCACCGATGGGTTCCGTGTGACCTTACAGGATGGCAACCAGGTATTCAACCACGTTGACGCAAAAACCATTACCGATGCGAACGATCTTGCGTTGCAAACGATGGATAAAGCGGAAGCCTTAAAGGCCAAGTACTTGGAAGAGATAGCGAAAAACGAGCCGCCGGAGCCTTCAACTGCCCCGGAACAGCCGGCCATTGACATCTTGAACGGCATCGTTGCCGGGAAGTACGGCAAGGACACCAAGGCCATTGACAAGGCGCTGGACGATGCCGCCGGCCAGCTTGAAAAACTGGGCTTGATGGAAAAGTACGACGCGCTTCTGAACGAGTCGGCGGATGCGCTCACGGTCATCTTGAAGGAAAAAGCCAAGGGCCCTGACTGAAAGCGCGGCGGTCCCGGATCCGGACGAAGATCAAATCTTAGAGGGCGGAACAAAAAGGAAGCCGGGGCAGAAACTCTTTAAGGGATCTGTCAATAGGCGAATTCTTTTGATTTTATAGATGACGCCCGCGTAGGCTACAATTCGTTTTTCAAGACCTGCAAGAAAACCGGGGCGCAGGCCTATGTTGATTCCGACGGCAAAAAAGTACCGAGTTGGCTCCATAGGTGCCGAGGTATTCCATGTCGGCGAAGACTGTTTCGAGAATGCGGCGGTTCCGGATATGGATGAAGATCAACTTTTCGAGAAGGCCAGCAAGGGCGGTCTTCCGGGCTTTGCGGAATGGAACATGATGGCTGGTGGCACGGGCGCGGCGCCCGGCAAGAAGAGTTATGGAATCGTTGTCGGCGGGGGCGCTGGGCCGAACAAGAGCGTAAAGTACAGCGTGGACCCGATCAGCGATCAAGGCGGCAGGCATATGGGCTATACGGCTTGGGCTTTCGGTCTTCCCGGGGCATCCGGTTACAGGTGGATCAGGAAAGACGGGTCACTGAGCGGAGCGGGCGCAAGCGCCGAGTTCAGATCTCCGCAAGAAGCGGTCCGGGCCTGCCAGAAGGTACATGAAAAATTTGTAACAAAACAGGAAAGGGGGGACGCTGAATAATGGCACTTTCATTCTCTGAAAAAAGATCCCTGCAAAAAACGGTGGACGAAAAGCAGGCGGAGCTTGAAGCCGGCAGCCTTTCCTTTTCCGCGAAAAGAGCGGCGCAGCGGGACCTGGACGAAGCGCTGGTAAAACTCGGAAGCGCGGCGGGCCCGGCCACCACAACCGATGTCAACAAGATCATGCCGCTGATTCAACATTTTATCGGCCGGTCGCAGCTCGCGGCCATGGGCAGCGGCGCCCGCGGCGAAGAAGGGCAATTCTTCAAGGACAAGTTCCTTGAGATCGCAAAGACGATTCAGGACATGCCGGCAACCTACCAGGCGCGGGAAAAAGGGAATAACGCGCAGGCCGTTCTGCATTATTTCAAGGGCGGGTCCGACTGGTACATCATCGAAAAGGACAAGGAAGAGTCGCAGGATCAGGCCTATGGCTATGCGATCCTTAACGGCGATACCGAGATGGCGGAAGTCGGCTATATCAGCATTGAAGAGCTGATAGAAAACAACGTGGAGCTGGACCTGTATTGGACGCCGAAAACACTGGGGCAACTCCGGAAAGGCAAGTCCGAAGACGACGAAGGCGGAAACGAAAGGAACGACAAGCAAAGAATGATCGACGCCATTGTCGGATACGGCGGAGAGCTGCTTAGGGCGGAAACGCCAAGCGATTTCTTTCAGAATTTTTCCATCAACGGCGTCAAGGCCATGATAGAGCTGAAAGGCAGCGGGTTTGTTGTTCACTACAACGATACCGATGGCAATTCCGTGACAACCGATTCCTATATAAATCCCGACGATGCGGTAGGGGACTTTTACAGGGACATTAAGCAGCAGCCGAAAAGCCAGAAACTCGCCGACCTTCTGGCCGGCAAGTACAACAGCGAACCGCCCGAGGGCTTCCTGAAACTCCTGAAAGACATCATCGAAGAGATCAAGGACATCGAACCCATCAAGGCGCCGACGATCGCTTACATCGAGGCGAACAAGGACAAGGTTTCGTCTATCATGGAAAGCGCCCTGCGCGAGGTTTTCGGCAGGCTGTGGGGGGCGGCGGCATGAAGCGGAGCATAGTCCTTATCTTGTTGATTCTCTTGTTTGCGGCGCCCGTGCAGGCGAAACATGCAGCCCTGGAAAAAGAGTACCAGGCGCAATGGTGCTCCGAGCACGGCGGCGTCTGTGAGCACGTTCTACCGGACAGCGCCCGCGTGGATTGTCTCATGGAAGCCTATGCGGTCGAATTCGACTTCGCGCAAAAGTGGGCCGAAGCGGTCGGGCAAAGCCTGTATTACGCGGCCATGACCGGGAAAAAACCCGGAATCGTGCTGATCATCGAACAGCCGGGGGATGTCCGTTATCTGGACCGGTTGAAGGTTCTGGCGATTACATACGGAATCACAGTCTGGACGATGGAACCGGGCGAACTGCTACCTTAACGACAGGACGATTAATGATTCTGGAATCAAGTGCGGATTGGAAGGCGGCCGTTCGTTCGGCCGCTTCCATAGATGATATTTTCGACGTGTTTTCCGGGCTGTTTGGCGGGCCCGGCGGCCTGGATTTCAAACAGGCTTTTCAGCGGGCCGGACGGTTAAAGCGGGCGGTGGAGATCCTGAAAGATAAAGAAGGCTCCGGCGTTGTTGAGCGTTATGATGCGGCTGCATATGCCTTAAATAATGTAGAGCCCTGGATTATATCCATGGCCGGGCTGAAACAAGAAGAAGCCCGCGACGCGCTATGGTACAAAAACCGGCCGGAGCTGAATGAAGTGGGGCGCCACTTGCGAACCGTCAACACGGAAATCGGAGCCGTGATGCTGGCGGAAGCCGGGGCGGAAATCGCTCTGGAAAAACGGCAGGAAATCAACAACCGGCTGAAAACGATTGAAGCGAAACGTCAGGCCGCGGTGAGTAGCGTTCTGGACGCTCACGACAAAGAGGTAGAGCGCGTCAAAAAAGAATATGGCATAGCGGCGCTGCAGAATGAATATGATGATTTCTATGCTGGCATGAAGGATTTCAGATTTGCCTGGGCCAACCGGCCCTATGACCTAAATCAGCCTCCCTTTTCTTCCGGTGATGAGCGGTTTGAATACGAAAAGGCACAAAGTGCGAAATGGAATGAGCTGTGCGAACAGCAAACCGCCATTTTAGAGAAGTTGAGAAAACTGCGCGATGAGCATGTCTGGCCGTTGCTTTCCAGACGGGATAAGGACATTGAGGCTTTGGAAAAGTCCTTTCTGGAAGAAACGGATGGACCCGAAAAAGGATCTGAAAGAACAAACCGCAAAATTTTCTGAGTCCGTAGAAAAAAGCCCTGTTTAAAGAATCTCCGGTTTCCGAGAAAGAGGCGACCGACTGGGCCGGCAGGCAAAGCATTGATAAGGCGGCGATTCAGCGGACTTAAAAAAAGGGGTTACGCGGAAGAATCCTTGCGGGCCGATATGGCGGTAGTTTTACCGGTTGACCGGCGGCAAGCTGGGTGCTGCATCTATCGCTACGAAAGGACCAAAAGCGGGCGAATGCGGACCATACTACCGGGGTTGTCCGGCTGGGTTCGGACTTTAATAAGCGGGTCTTGTTTCATGAGATGGCGCACCTGCTTGAACGCAACGCCAAGGCATACGGCATGGCGGTCGATTTCCGCGAAAGCCGCGTAAAAGGGTTTGAGAAAAAGAAGCTGTCCAAGATCACGGGAAACCCCTACTACGGGGCCAACGAATACGCATTTGAAGACAGTTTTTTTGATCCGTATGTCGGGAAGGTCTATCCCCATGCGTCTACCGAGGTTCTTTCCATGGGAATGCAGATGCTCTCAACTCCGGAAAGCATGATAACGCTTTACGAACGAGATCCGGAAATGTTGAGCCTCATGCTTGGGTTTGCGGCATCCGAAATGACCGAACTGGACAAGATTCACCGGGACGAATTCGCAAAAACGATAGACAGAACCAAAGGGCACGAAAACGCCCTGGCCGACTTTTACAAGCGGCTGGAGTCGATCGTAAAAAAGAAAGGCTCTTTCTGGCAAAACAGCGGCCTGGTTGTAAGGGTTGAAAAACACCCGGCCCGGTATTGGCAAAAAAAGTCAAACTCGGCTTTTGTAAGCTACCGGTTGCCGGCCGACGGGGCGGACGATGGCCTTCGTTCCGAGATTTTTAAAACCATGAAAAACGCCCTGAGCTTTGCCTACCTGTATTTGCTGTATCTGCAAAAGGGCATTTCTGTCAACGCGCAAAGTATGTACTACCTTGCAAAGGCGGTTGACGCTCACGCGACGCCTTCAGATGTAAAGTGGGAAGACCTCCCGATATTCCTGGACGAAGAACTGAAAGGATTTGCATGATCCCCTACCCTGTCACGCCTTACCTGTTTGAGATCGATACGCTTTCCGGGGCGGTCTTGCTGGAAATGGATGCGGCCCGGTATGAAACCGAAGAGCCGGCGCGTATCCGCTTGACGCCGATGCTGGAAGGATACGAGCGGCCGCTGCAGGCCTTAAAGGAATACTTCAAGTCTTACGGCTTCGGTATGCACGGCAAGCCGGTGGACCTGGACATGGCGGCGCCTGCGGACATTCACCATATTCTGATCATGAGCCAGGGCTACTACCAGGGCAAACAGAATCTTATCCGGGGCTTTCAGGTTTTGCGCGGGTTTATCCCGCCGGAAGGTTTTGCGGACCTTTCCCTGGAAGCAGAAGACGTCAATCCGGTCTTAAAATCCGTTCCCTTGGGCGCTATCATGGAAGGATCTACGGGCCCGAAAACAATCAATGATTGGCTGAAAAAAATTGCAAATGCCAAAAGCCGCGATAAAAAGACAGACCTTTGGTACGAGTTTCTTGATTCAGGCGGAGACACGAATGCGCTTCTCCGGGCGATGATTTTGTCTTTGCCGGCAGGGTGCTACAAACTTCACAGCTATAAATACGGGAACAACATAACAGACGCCATACACGAAATGTACGGTACTTGCCCGACTCGTTTCATGTCAGAAAACATATTCCTGGGGCTGACAGCGGTAAAGCCGAACAAGGTATATGCTTCGTTTACGCACGGACTTGATGCGATTGAGATTTATCCGGCCGGCGGCAAAAAAAGAAGGATCACCGAGTCGGCGGCAATCGACCGGGAAGCAAACAAGGCCGCGGCATCGCCGGAAAACGACCTGCCAGAACCCACGGAAGCCCAAAAAAAGTCAGGGAATTACGCCAAGGGGCATGTCGTTATCCAAGGATTAGAGATCGCCATAGAAAACCCGGCAGGGTCGGAGCGATCCGGAATAGGCGCGGACGGCAAAAGGTGGACATCGAAGATCCATAACCACTATGGCTACATCAAGGGTACGGAGGGAAAGGACAAGGATCACATAGACGTTTTTCTCGGTCCGGATCCCGAAGGCGCCGAAACGGTGTTTATCGTCAACCAGACCGATATCAAATCAGGCAAGTTCGATGAGCACAAGATAATGCTTGGGTTTGCTTCCGAAGCAGAAGCCCGGAAAGCCTACCTGTCAAATTACGAAAAGGGCTGGCAGGGCCTTGGGTCCATGGCGGAGTTGACCGTGGATGATTTCAAGACATGGCTGCAGGAAGGCGACACCAAAGCCCCAATAGACGATGATGAGATCCTTGAAAGTGCTGGTGGAGTCCTTTCGACGCTTACCGGAAAAGAGTTGGGCGAAAACATTGATTCCGGGAATGCGGTTGCTTCGGCCAGAAATTATTTCAGGGCAAAAATGCAGGGGAAAACGGTAACGCGGCAAGGCGTTGGCGAAATCAGGTTTTCCGGGAAAGGCTGGAAAAAGTTCAAGCGCGGCGTAACCACGGATATTAAAAAGGCGAAGTTGCTCCCGGCCGCTTCCGCTATTATCCTGCGAGGAAAGCATTCGGTTTCGGAGCCTTTCAAGGCGCGAAATGACAATATTACAAGATTCCACTTTTTTGACGGGAAGGTAGAACTTGAAGGGGAAACCCTTTTGGTTGGCGTGACTGTCGGGGAAGACGAATTCGGGCACCTTTTTTATAATCTCAACCATGATCCGGACGTGCTTTACGAAAAGCGAAAGGCCCCGATTTTACCCAGGGTAGAAGCCCGGGGTTCGGAGCCTTATGAAGGGCAGCATGACGCTCCCTTCAATATGAATATAAATTCGCCGGGAAATGATGTCAAGAAAAAGGTTTTAGAATCTTCTTCCAATCCCAATTCATGGATCGGCGTGGACCTGGACGGGACGCTTGCCCGGTATGACGGCTGGAAAGGCTATGAGCACATCGGCGAACCCGTTCCGCTTATGATGGACATCGTAAAAGAGCACCTTGCCAACGGCGAAACCGTCAAGATTTTCACGGCGCGGGCGGCTGATCCGGAAGGCATTCCGCCGGTCCGTGCGTGGCTTGAGAAAAACGATTTGGCCGGTCTGGACATAACCAATCAAAAAGACCAGAATATGACCATGCTCTACGATGACCGGGCTGCAAAAGTTGTTGAAAACATGGGCGTGGTGCTGGAAGGCGCGAAAGGAGTTTTCAAAAAGCAGTTCGCGGGCGGCAAGCTGACCAAGCAGCGAGGATGCAGCACGGATGATAAGGGCTGCGAAATGCACTATATCCGGTATGTCGCCTATGGCCCGACCGAGAAGATCGTTGAGGAAACTTATTGCGATGATTACGGATTCGGCATTCAGGCGAAGACACTCAAGGAGCTGAAAAAGAAAATGGCAGAATACGGAGGCAGCAGCATAACCGAAGCGGCCGAAGATCCCGGCTGGAAAGCGGCCATTGCCGGGGCCCAGTCGTTTGACGAACTGAGCGCGGCGTTTACGAAGGTGTTTCCGATAGCAGGGGAAACAACGGCCAAGCAAAAAGAGCCTTGGGAGATGACCTCAAAAGAATACGGCGAAAGCATAGGGTCGCTTTCTTTTCCTCAGACATTTGGTATGCACCTTCCGATAATCATTGACGCCCTGAAAACCGGGAAACTTTCGCACGAAGAGTATGCCCGGCTGTACGAAAAGGACTATGGGAATCTGGAAGAGATGACCGGGCAAAAGAGAAAAGAGCCGCTACAGCGCACCACACCCGCCAAAGGCACTCCGGAGCGAACAGAGCTTGATAAACAGGTAGAGGGTCACAAGGCCAGCCTGGATGCAGCCTATGACGCCCTGTATGATGCCGAACAAGCCAGGAACAAAAGCGCTTCGGGGTCAAAGAAGCGGGACGCGGCGCAAAGAAAAGTGGACAAGCTCCAAACCGCTTATAACGAGTTGCTTCACAGCCCCGTAGAAGATCAGGGCAAAATAGCGAAGTGGGAAGACGTTGCCGAAACGGGCGATGAACTGCAACGGATCGAGGCCAGACGGTTGCTTAAGCTGGTTTCCGACAAAGACGGCGCGGCAATGGAAGCCGAGTTGTTCACCGAACGACTGGCAAAGCGCGGGCTTGCGGGCGACGATCTGACGCAGGCCGTAAACGAAGCCTTGCTGCATTCGTTCAAGATGAGCGACGGCTTGAAAAAAACCTTGGAGATTGCCGAAGCAAAACAGCAAGCCCCTGCACTTCAGGCCGACTACCGGCGGAAGATAGATGCGCTTGACATTTCCGAAAGCGACAAGGCGCGGTTCAAGAAGGATGTCGAAGTTTCGATCTGGCCCGAATATATGGACAAAGCATACAAGGATGCCTTGAAGCTGGAAGAATCAGTAGGGCCGGGGATCAGGGGGAAACGCGAAGCCGAGGAAATCATAAGGGAGGAAGAAAAAGAGCGGCGGGCGGCCCTTGAAGCAGCGAAAATCAAGCTCTCGGACATGGCAGACAAGCCTGACCCGAAGAAATTTTATTCCCGGTTAAGCAATGGCGAGCTGCGGGAAGTCAAGGGGCATAATCTGACAATGTTTGCCGGCATCGATCTGTTTACCAGCAAGGACGCAAACGGGCAATGGGCCGTAACAGAGGGGAAAAGCGGGACGGCACTGGCAATGGGCTATTCAACGCAGAGAGAAGCGATAGCGGCGGCCAAGGAGCTTATCGAGCAGAGAGGCGGCGCGGCGGGCGTGAACAAAATGGCGCTAAACCTGGCAAAAGAGCACGGACTGTCGCCGAGATGGGCGAAAGAAACCGAATCGCCCGAAAGCGGGCCCGAAACCGTCGAATCCGACAACGGGCCGACAACCATAAAAAGTCTATTGGCGCGTATCATCCGCTCCAAAGATCGGAAGCAGAAGGATGAGCTCTATCTGTCTGTTTACGGCAACGACAGGAGAATGCTCCTTGAGGCCGCAATCCTGAAAGTTAAGCCGGGCACATACACGCTGGCGGCAGAAGGCAAAACTCTTCAATCAGCCCTTGAACCTATTTGCGGGCTCTATGCCGCATTGGATGCCAACAAGCGCTTTTTGAGGGGCATGGAGGCGAAATACCCGAAAGCGGTCATAACGTCATTCACCCTTGGGCTACAGGAAGTCAGAATCAAAGAAAATGCGTCAAAAGAAGATGTGTGGGGCTGATACCCAAAACGACACGCAGGAGAAACGAAAATAATGATATTTGAAAGCGACGCTTTACCGGATTACAAATCTCAGATTTCGGAGGCAACGAGCTTCGGCGAGATTGCGACAGTCATCAAGACACTGTTTGCCGTACCGCCGGACAAGGTTCCGGGGCAGGATCCGCCGAAAGACCCGAACGATTACAAGAATGACAATTCGGATTACGGCTTGAAGGTCAAGGGGATCAAAGCCCGCGAGAAGCTGAACGAACAGGCGCGGGAGATCATCGAGCGGGTGAAAGATCCGGGCGATCTGACCGACAAGGACCGGGAAGTCCTGAAACAGTATTCAGGACGCGGCGGTCTTACGGATAATTCACAGTTTGAGTATTACACGCCTACCTATGTGGCGGAAGGTCTTTGGGACGGCCTGAAAGCGCACGGCTTTGCAAACGGCAATGTTCTGGACCCGTGTACGGGCGCGGGCGTGTTTTCGGCAACGAAGCCGAAAGGCGTACTTGTGACCGGCGCGGACATTGACCAAGTGGGGTCAAGGGTCGCACAGCTCTTGAACCCCGAGGATTCGATCAAGAACCAGGCATTTGAAAAGACGGTCATCGAAACGCCTGACAACACCTTTGACGCCGTTGTCGGAAACGTGCCTTTCGGAAGCGCGAGAGGCGCGAGCGCACACACAGATCCGGCGTACAAAACCGAAAAGCGGATTGAACGGTACTTCATTCTTCGGGCGCTGGACAAGGTCCGCCCGGGGGGGCTTTGTTGCCTGGTAGTTCCGATTAACATTGTCGGCGCCAAGGGCGGCCAGTGGGAAAAGTTCAGGATCGCCTGCAGCAAAAAGGCCGAGTTCCTGGGCGCCCACAAGCTCCCGTCAAAAACCTTTGGCGTTCAGGGAACCGACACGGTTGTCGACGTGGTGGTATTCAAGAAGCACCCGGAGGATTTCTTGGAGAGTATTGAAACCATACCCTTCGAGACCCTGAAAAGCGCCAATGTCGTTTGGGATGAGTTCATTTCAGGGAAATACTGGCTTGGCGAAGGCCGGAAATTCATTATGGGCAAATACATGCCCAAGGTCGAGGGGGACCGGTGGAGCCGGGAAACCGTTGACGGCGACGTAGACAATGCCGGCCTGAAAGCCAGGCTCGCGCAGCGGTTTAATTCCCGCATCGACTGGGATGCGCTGGCAGTCGCCGAGCCGATAGTGCGGAACTACATCGACGGCGACCGGAAGATGATCAACGGCGCTGAATACGAAATGCAAAACGGCATGTGGGTCCGGGTCATTCAGGAAAACTCATCGATCACCGTGGACGCGCAGAAGTACGGCGCGGCGACAATCGAAGAGCTGAAAGGCAGGCTGTCAAATCCCAATCAGACCCTTGGCCTGAGCGCCGATCAGGTCTTTGCGGCATACAAGTCTTTTCCGGAGCTGTTAAGCCCGCTGCAGAAGGCATCCATCGAATTTGCCATGTCTCAGCCGAAAACGGAATACCAGGAGCAAATTTTCCGGGGGTCCGTTATCGGCGGCATGATTGCCCGGTATCAGAATTCGGTGAATGACGGGACTGCGGAAGACGCCGACCGTCTTGAGCTGCAAGAACTTGTCGTGAAAGAGATCGATCGGTTCGGGCATCCGAAAAACAACAAGGGGCTTATGCTGATCGGCGAATCGTCCAAGATGTTCGGCCTGTTCAAGGGTGCCGTGGACGAAAAAGGCCAGTTTACCGACCTTCTGGCCGGTACGCTGGAAGGGTCCGGCAGAACGCTGGAATACGATTCGACCAACCTGCAGGCCATCGTGGAGCACCTTTTTATCCGGGAAGGCATTAAAACTCTTGAGCTGGAAGATATCCAAAAGCTCTATTCCGGAAAGCGGGAGATCCACTCTCTTGCGGATCTGGCGGACGAAGACGCCATAGCCATTACCCCGGACGGAATGATTGAACCCATGAGCCGGTACAGCGCGGGCGATATTTACCCGAAGATCGACGCCTTGCGCCAAGCCATAGGAGAAGAGACCGACGAACGCCTCAAAGGGAAATTTCTGAAACAGATCGAAGCGATCATGAGGCGGCGCAAGACCACGAAGCCCGAGGACATTGTTTTCGGAATGCGGCAACGGTGGATCAACCGCAAATACATTGTCGATTTCCTGCGTGAAAACGGATATCCGGCACTGTCTTACGGGACAGTAGGCACGGTGACGGAAGAAAACCCGTTTGACGGGACCATGCAGGAAAAAACCAAGTTCGTCCAGGATTTTGACAATCCGTTTGGCGCATTTATCGGCATCGATGACAAGGGCGGATTCAATAAGCAGTTTTTGAAGTACCTCAACGGTGAAAACGTCACGTCTTCCGGGGAAGATGCACAGGAACGCATTGCGGAGTACAAGAGCCGGTGCGCGTCACTTGAAGAGCGGTTCAATGTCTGGCTGCAGCAACACACGGACATCGGCATTCTGGAAGATCAGTACAACCGCCGATTCAACGGCTACACGCCGTTCGAATACGAAGATACGGAGCTGGGCATCAAGGGCGTATCGCCTCAAATAAAGCTGCACGGCTATCAGAACTCGGCGGTCCGGCGGCTGTCCGAGGAAGGTTCTGGAATCCTGGCGCATAACGTCGGGCTTGGAAAAACATTCTCGGCACTGGCACTACACGCCTACAACCAGCAGCTCGGCCGGACGAAAAAGACCTGCATCGTGGTTCCCAAATCTGTGCTGGCGAACTGGTATCACGAATCGAAAACCTACTTGGGCAAGCATGACGGCGTATTGATCGTCGGATACGAGCCGAAGACGGACAAAAAGACCGGAGCCATCCTGCAAGAGACGGTCAAGGACGAAAAGGGCCAGACCAAAATCAACAAGTTTACCGGCAAGCCCATGTACCAGGATCAGCTTCTCAAGCGCGATTCCAAGGAAGATACCTGGGAGGCCATGTGGAAAATTCCCACGTCGAATTATTCCCTGGTGATCATGACCAAGGACAAGTTCGGGCAGATCCCCTTGCGGCCGGAAACCAAGCAGACCTACACCGACGCGATGGTGAATCGCTCCCTGCTTTCGGAGAAGGCGCAAAAGAAGGCGCTTGAGGGTGACACCAAGGTAAAGGGCAAGTCGTATGCCGAGGACGTGAATGAGATCCGCAACCAGCAGCGGTTTTCGGACGAAGGGACCGCCAAGAAGGGCGAACTGCCCTACTTCGAAGATATGGGGTTTACGGACGTGATCGTTGATGAGTGTTTTGTCTACGACACGGAGATAGTGACGCGGGCAGGCATCATGAAGATTGGGGATATCTGCGAGAATATGATTCAGACAGATGTTCTTTCTCGGGATCTTGGGACCGGCGAATTGGTTTGGAAGCCGATAGTTCGGTGGCTTCCAAAAAGGCTTTTTGTACCGCTTATCAAGGTAACGCTTGAAAACGGGTCTCATTTTATCTGCACTGAAAGCCACAAGATATGGACAGAAGAGGAGGGATATGTCGAAGCGGGGAACCTGCGGGGTCGCCATAGTTTGCAGGCATTGCGGGAATATTTTCCGAGTGAGGCCGTACAGAGAGCGGAAAACGGCGGTCTTGAATGCGTTAGGGTGGTCGGTATTGAGGTTCTGGAACCAGGAGATTATGTCAGACTTGGACTCGGTGATCCGTCAGGTCAGACAGTCTATGATTTAGAAGTAGCCGATACTCACAATTATTTTGCAAACAGTGTCCTTGTCTCAAACTGCCACGAGTTCAAAAACTCTCAACTCGGCGGAGAGCATTACCAGCGGGTCGCATACCTGCCCGCGGCGGACACGGCGCAACGCGCCATTGATATGAATTTGAAGATGAGCCATATCCGGGACCGGAACAACGGCCGCGGAACTTATATGATGTCGGCAACCCCTGTGACAAACAGCCCGTTTGAGATCTTCAACATGCTGTCTTTTGTGTGCCCGGTTGAAGAATTTGAAAAGTACGGCATCTATACGCCGGACGATTTTATCCGGGTTTTCGGTGAGATCAAGAGCATCGACAAGATGAAGGTTGGCGGCGCCGTCGCATCGGTAGACGGCCTGACCGGATTCCAGAACCTTGACGGTCTGAGAAGCATGTTCCATAAGTTTGTCAACATGAAATCCGCCAAGGACTTTCCGGATCAGATCAAGCTCCCGCCTTCCGAGGAAATCACCCTGGACGTGGAATTGACGGACGAACAGAAGGAAGTCTACTCGGATTTGCGCGACCGGGCCAAAGATGCGGCCAAGCCGGGGAACAAGGGCGAAAGCATGTTTACGATCATCCGGGAAATGGACCGGGTATCTACGGACATGGACCTGTACCATAAGACCATGACGTTTGTTTTCCGGCTTGGAGATAAGGCCAAAGTGGACGCCATGATCGGCGGACTTCCGAAATCCATCAAGATCAGGCGCATACCGAACGCTGAGGAAAACGAATCGCTGGGCCTGGAAGGCGACGAAAAAGGCAAGGCGCGAGAGTTCGTGGTTGCGCTGAAAACCACGTCGCAGGTGAAAAACGACAGCTATGTTGTGGTGTTTCCGGAAGAGTTTGAAAACACCGTTGTTGACCACATGGCGGATGCCGGCATCAGCTTGTCGGACGTGTCGCACCCGCTCACGCCGAAATACGGCAAGCTGATTGAAAACCTGAGAAAAGATCTGGAAGTGAACGGGAAGCAGCTCATATTCACGGAAGAAAAATCGCAGCATCAAAAAATACTGCGTCTGGTTGTTCATCATATTCCGACGATTGCCAACTTGATCGGCATTATCAACGCCGATGAGGCCGACGGCGATGCGCTGCAGAAGATCTCCGATTCGTACAATGCCGGCGGACTGAAATTCGTGATCTGCAACAAAAAAGCCGAGGTCGGCGTCAACCTGCAGAAGGGAACCACGGCCATTCACCATTTGACCCTGCCATGGACGCCGGCCAGCATTCAACAGCGCAACGGCCGCGGGGTCAGGCAGGGCAACACGGCCGCCAATATCGCTATCTACTACTATTGCGGCAAGGGATCATTCGACTCTTACCGGCTGGACGTGCTGAAAGCGAAATCCAACTGGATGCAGGATCTTTTCGAGGGCGGCGACGCCACGGCCGAAAACGCCAACGCCATGAGCCAGGATGAAATGCTGGACATGCTCGAAGCGGATCCGGAAGCGGCCAAAGCGCGGCGGCTGGAACGCCTGGCCGCAAAGAAGGCCGAGGATGAAGCCAAGGAGAAAAAGCGGCTCGCAAACCAGTTGCAGGTATTGGCTCATGCGGCCAGCGAGCTGGCAAAGCTGGACGAAAAAAAAGTCAAGGAAAAGACGCGGCTCGAAGAGGATATTCCCAAACTTGAGGAAGAGATAAAAACCCTCAAAGAGAGGGGCCTTGCATTGGATGAGGATGATCCGAGCCGGCTCCTTTTAGGAACCAAGATTATTCGGGCGCAGCGGAAACTTGCAGACAGCAAGACCGGTCTGGCGGGGCTGGATGAGAAATATGGGAAAAAGCGCACCCAACTGGATTCAACCATCAAGCAGACAGCCGGGCTTTTAAAGCAGAAGGCCAAGAAGGGAGTGCTCCCGTTTGATGAGGCGCTGATTGACAACCCCGGGAAGGCCTGTGTTTCGCTGACCGGGAAAGTCGTTGCGGCGGGCGATTGCTACGAACTCAGGGCAGACGGCGGGTGGTATCGTGGGCTGTTCCGGATCACAGATGTCAATCCGGAGATTCGGGCATTCAAGTATGAAAATGTTGTCGGCTCTTTAGGGGCGTACAACCTGACGCAAACCAGTGCGGTAGGGAATTATTACGGCTGGTTTGATGTCAGCAGCATCGAAGATATGGAAAAAAAGGGCCTGAAAAAAGTGTCCTATTCCGAGAAGGAAATTGACCTGAAAAAAGCCCTGGCGCAGAAATATAAGTACGAAGACCTGATCGCAGGGAAGCTCGACAAGGAAACTTTCCTGGATCACCGAATGGAAATAGGCCTGGATAATTACTCGCATTATATTGTCAGGGACGAAAACGGGAAAATCGCCTTTCGAAACATTGGCAACTATAATCACCAGGCTTCCAAGCTGGCCGAGGCCATTGTCTATCCGGATCCGGCAAACGAAGAGTTCAAAAAAGGCGTCTGCGAAGCGTACCTTGCCAGGAAACGGGAGGGCGGCAAGAGCGGCGTTTACGGGTTAATGAACATCGTGGTGAGCATGTACGGCGCCGACTTCGAAGAGACCGCCATGGCCTACGGCAAAAAGGCCGTCGAGTCCGAAATCCTGCCCGTGTGCGCGAAAGCGTGGAACGACACCCTCAAAAGACATCTCGGCGGGAAAAGCATCGATGAGGCTGCGGCGGACTTTGCAGAAAGCTATCCGGATGAAATCAGCGCACAGAGACGCATTCGGGGCATTGTTGACGACGCCTCCTACACAGCGAAGGCGGAAGCCGTGGAACTGGGCGACAACCGGGATGAGATATCCGGCATGGTGATTAATGATTTTGCCGGCATAATGGATACGTTCATACGTGCGTACAAGGCCCAAAAGGCGGACAAGGAACGGGCCGCGGACGAAGCCCTGAAAAAAGACCCGAGATACAGGGAGGTTCCGAAGGAGATTGAAGCGGCGTTTCTGAGACTGGGAATCACGGTCAAGACCAACAAGACGAATATGTCTATCCCTGGATTCAAGGGACGCGCCGGCACGGGACACGAGCCGTTTTCAAAGTGGTTTTTCCAGGACCGGGCCGGAAAATACGGGATGCTGTATAAGGTCAAGGAAATCATCAAGGCGCGTTTCGGGGCAAAATTCTTTTCGGGCGCTGGCGGAGAATTCATCGGCGCGTGGTGGTATGTTTCGATTACCACGGATCTTAAAGAGATTTACGAATTAATGGCTTAAAAACATAACCCAAAAGGAGGTAGTTCAAGAATGCTGAAAAAGACGATCAAGTTCGAAAATCACAGTGCATCCGGTCTGAGTTTCATCGGATATGGCGTTGACTTCGAAGTCCCGGGCCGTGCAACCGGCGACGCGGGCGTGTCGGTAACGGTCGATGCCGACAAGGCCACAGCCCTGGCGGCGGCCGTGCTGGCAAAACGGCCGGCCATGGAGATCACCGTCGGCGACACCTTTGACGATGGTGTTGCCGCTGCGTATGCGCCCTATGTCATGAACAATCTTGCGGGCGACGGAGCGCCGGCCGTGACGAACGATGACACGGAAGGCTATTCGGAAGGCTCTATCTGGATCGATGCAGCGGCAGACCCGAAAGAGGTCTATCGGTGCGTGGACCCGACCGAAGGCGCGGCCGTGTGGCTCAACACGTCGCTGGAAGCCAATGAGGTATTGGCGCTCCTGGCTGACTATGTGCTGATTGCATCCCCTACCGTGTGCAAAGAGAAGACCCCGGTCAATGCGGTCGCTTCCGGCGGAACCCTTACGTCTGACGGAACAACGCCCGTGGGGATCACGGCGGCCACCGGAGTTTTGACCGCTTCCGGAGCGCCCAATGACGGCGAGACCGTAACCATCGGCGAAACCGTTTACACCTTCAAGACGGCGCTGACCACAGATCCCGCCACGGTTCCCAATGAAGTGCTTATAGGGGAAACCCCGTTGCCGAATCTTGTCCTTGCCATCAACGGCGGCGAAGGTGTGGGAACGATTTACAGCACCGGGACCGTCGCCCATCCGGACGTTACGGCCGCGGAAGTGTCGGAAAACGCTACCACGATCACCGCGAAGGTGGCCGGCGCTGCAGGCAACGAGATCGACAAGGCAACCACGGTCGGCAATTTCGACTGGGACGGCACGGGCGCGTATTTCACCGGCGGCCGGGACGCGCAGACGATCACGATCGATGAAAAAACCTATACCTTGGTGGCGGCATTGACCCCGCTTGAAGGCGAGGTCCTGATAGGGGCAAGCGCGGAAGCTACCTTGCTGAATCTCAAAAACGCCATCAACCATGCCGGCACACCCGACACGGATTACAAGTGCGCGGCGGTTCATCCTACCGTTACGGCTGTTTCCAGTAATGCGACCACTCTGGTAGTGGCCGCAAAAACCAAGGGCGTTGCAGGCGATGAGATCGCCACCACGGAGACCGAGACTGGAGTTGAGGCTCATGTGGCCTGGGGCGCGGAGCACCTTGCAGGCGGCGTTGACGGCACTGTCGGCCTGACAAACGAGTTCTGTCAAGACGGGTCTTACCTCTATGTGTGCGGGACAGCCGGAAACACCATAACCGGGACCAACTGGCGCAAGGTGGACCTGGGATCTGCCTATTGATTTTAATCGTGCAGGAATAGTATGATAGGGTAAATATGCAAGTGGGCGCTGATACGGCGCCCACTTTTCCAAGAAGGGATGAAGCGCACATGGATCTGATAAGCAAACCGGCCGAAAGTGATCTGCAGGGCATTCTGGAACAGGCAACGGCAGGGCAGACGCTTGAAGCCTGGAAGAAAAAATTCCTGGCAGGGTTAAAGGCTATCCTTACGAAAGATCCGACCCGTTACCGGGCATATGGCCCGTATTGGTGGCCGTTGAAAAAGGTTTACATCGATCAGGGGGATCTGGCTTTCGGCGAATCCGTTGATCTGGAATGGCTCGAAGCGATGGATTACGGCAAACCGGAGCTGAATATCATTGCCGCCCATGCCTATGAAGAGGTCCGGATTTGCAAGAATATGGTCGATGACCCGTTTCACGTCATGGAGACAGTAGACGGATCCGACTCAGTGGAATTCGCTTCCGATGATCCGGAGATGGAGATGAAGGGTTTTCTCCTGAAACAGTGAGAGCCGGAAGGGTAAGAAAAACACAAAAGGCCCCGGGCGTACCCGAGGCCTTTTTTTTAACCGATAAAATGGGGTTTTATGAGCGCCGAGTCAGCCCTCATTTTTCAGGTACTCCCATAGGGCAGAGAGAATGATTTCCCTCTCTGACATTTGCATTTTGGCCGCCCGATCGGCCAGCAAACCGGCCAGTTCGCCGGGAATGTCCTGGACGAAGATGGACGGCTTGCCGCTGTGGACCAAGCGGCGCTGAACAAACAACCGCTTGGCAACGTGGGCGACGTTGACCGGAGCCCCGTCCTCCCGTGTCGCCTTGATCAGCGCATTGACACGCTCGGCGCAGTCCGCACAGACTTGCGCCTTTCCGATCGGTTTCGTCTCAACATACCGCCCGCAGGCGGCACAGATCCTTTTCATGATTGCGCTCCAAGTTCTTCTGGCGTGGCCTCGAAAGCAACGCCGGTTATCTTGCCCTGTAGCACCGTGCAATATCGGATTGCACAGGCGATTGCCTTCTCGGGAGAGCTTGACTGAATGTTGTACCAGGTCGAATACTCTCCGTGCTTCCGGCGTATGCCCCTTACCCCACTTGCCGCTTTCCTGGCCGTTAATATTACCCGGTAATTTTTGATATCTCTCACGATTCCGGGCATGGTTTTCAACTCGTTCGGCATCGCCGTTATCCCCTCGCTTTCTTAACCGGCTGGCTGAGTTCAATGATCAGCCAGTCGTTTAGGTAGACGTTAATATCGTCACAGTCCCGCCGGCTGGCTTCTGCAGCGGCAATTCTTTCCAGGATTTTCTTCGGGAAAGCCGATCTGCCAGCTATCCGCATGTCGGTCGTCATTGTGATCCCGCCCAGCTCGGCGATTTGGGCGTTCAATATGCGAGCAAGGGTGCTGATAGTAGCTACGCCGGTGCCAATCCCCGCAGCGGAATCAAGGGCGGCGAAATAAGCCTCATCGATTTGCTCTATCAGGCTGGCCGGAAGCGCCCACCAGTTGCCGGTTTGACGCGGCCAGCGCCATGTGACGGTGCCATCAAGGTTCTGGACCGGCCGATAGCCGGCCAAGCCCAAGGCCATACCCAGCGCGAGCCGGTAGGGAACGGTCTTGTCGTTGAGATCCTGCCTGGAAAGTTTTTGCACTTTCGGGGCGCGGTTGCCGCGATAGCATGAGTACCAGAGAGATTCCATTTTATTGATTCCCTTCATTCAAATTTATTCTATTATCCCGTTTTCGCGCAAAATCCGGGCGATCCGCTTGCAATCAAAGCAAGGAAACTTCTTACCGCGCTGGAATCGCTCGTTGTCGATAACTGTTGCGATCTTCAACCCGCCACTTTCCTTAATGTGACGGATGTCGGACACCGATAAAAACCTTGTCCACTTTGGGAGGTTTTTTCTTTTCATGAGATTAACCCCTTCTTTATTTTTTTGCCCGGCCCCGGGAGGCCGGGCGGTTGATTTTAAGTGTTTTTTGCGGTTGTTTTTAACGCGCCGGAGAGCGTGTTAATACGCACGGAGATGATTTTGCCAGAGACAGATGCGTAGCAGTAATGCAACACCCATGGTTTTACCCATGAGGCGGCTACGATTGTGCGGCTCCGCAATCGCGCCACCCATCCGATGCACGATTCTCCAAACATGTCGGGCTGTTCTTTAATCCTCCTGACAATCTTTTCCGCAACCCTATCTGCATCTACCAATTTGCGTTCGGCTATTTTCGCGGCTATTTTCAAGGCTCTTCCTCCTATGGTTTGCCTGCCATCAGATCCCAGGCTACGAAGTTCACTTGATACTTGATCCATGCTCAACTCCTTGTTTTGAGGATCTTGAGCATATCTTCGAGTCCGGTAAACAGATCGTGCAGGTGCCTCGCTACGAAGTATTCAGCGGCAACCTCAAACACGTCTCCATCAGTTGTTTGGAGTTCATTACGCAGACGCGGCAGATACCCCGCATCGGCGTCGGGTCTTATTTCGTCCAACTCCCGAAGTCCTCGCTCCGGGGTGATGTCTTTATCCAGAACTCTCCGCCCGATGTCCTCCATCATGTTTTGCATGGTTTCAGATGTCATTTTGTGCTCCCTTCGACGGTCCCGGCCTTAATGCCATGGAGGTAGTCAAAAACCGCACCATCGCGGTCGGTCCATTCGCCCGCAAGGCGAACGAGCTTCCATTCCTTTTCCTCGTACCACCATGAAATATCGGTCGCCTTCAAACCGTCCAAGAAGCGTTCAGCTTCTTCCCTGGTATCAAAGTATTTAGCGTTGTCTGACCTTGTGCTTAGACCGTAAATCCGGTCGTATCCATAGTCATGGAACGACATTCTTTTCTTTCCACGGGTCTGCAGGTGCCGCTCGATTACGGCGGTATAAATGATCTTTTTGTCGGTATCTTCTCCGAAATTGTAACTGGCGTAATAGATCGGTCTAATTTTCTTTTCCATGTTTGCCTCGCTTTCTTGGGGGAGCCAATCTCCCCTCATCATGGTTATATAAATATATCGTCATATATTTATTGTCAACAAAAAAAAGACACCCCATCAAAAAAAACCGAAAGGTCCGGTTTTGGGTCTTAAAGGTCCGTTTTTGGGCTATTTACTCGGTCGCGCTAATCGCTTCTAATCGTGCCATGGACGATGAAAAGAAAAAAAGACCGTCTTTGTGGCGGCGGTTATACCCGGGCTGGCTCAAGACACAGAAGAGCGACAATGCGAACGTCACCATTCCTTCGCAGGCGGGATTTGAGGATTTTGCGGCGGATGCCCTCCTGGGCGGTGCGCCACTGGCAGGCGATCCTACCAGGGAACCGGAAGACAACCCGTATCCGATATCCGAACTTCCGCGGTCCCGGTTGCTGAAATATCCCGTATTCAAAATCATGGCCGACGATCCCACCATTGACTCGGCCATAAAAATGCACATATCACATGCCCTCAGCGCCCGATCCGACACCGGGGAAATCATATCCATCGAATCCACGGCGGATAAGGACGATCCGATCACCGAAGATCTTCGGAACACGTTCAAGGACATCATTAATAAAAACGCTCAGTTTTGGGCCTACAATGCGGCGCTTGACGGAATCTCATACACTCGCGTCTATGGCGCACCGCGGAAGGGCGTGGAACTGGTTCGGACCGATTACTATTCTCATCCGAAATTTGTCCGGGCGTACGAGCAAGCCGGCCAGCTTGCCGGGTACACGTCGGCATTCCAGAACCCCATCCGCAACGCCGGCCGAATCGAAATGATGGACCCTTGGAAGTTTGTTGCGTTCCGGATCCCGATATGGAAACTGGAATCGGACATTGAACCGCCAAGGCTGGACGGCGCGATCTTCGATATGTCAAGCGACGATTTCCGGTCGGAAAGTATCATCGAAAGTCAGAACTACGGTTCGAGCCTGATAGAAACCGCTTTCGGGCCATGGATGGACCTGCAGGAAGCCATCCTTTCAATGAATATGTCCCGGAAAAACGCCTCGCGTCTGGAGCGGCTGATCGGCGTCAATACCGGCAAGCTGTCGCCCCAGCGGGCAGCGCAATACCTCAACACGGTTACAAGCCAGCTCCACAAGGTCAACCAGAATGCCGCCAAGGAGTCTTTGCGGCGCGGGTACGTTCCCACGGTAATCAATCACACTATCCCCATATTCGGCGACGGCAAGGGCCGGCTGGACATTTCCAGTATGGAAGGAAACCCGAACCTGGACGGATTTGCGGATATCGATTTTCACATTAAGCGCCTGGGGTCCGCCCTGGGAATCGACCCTTCCCTTTTGGGTTTCGGGGAAATGCTTTCCGGAGGCCTGGGTGACGGCGGTTTCTTCCGGATCTCCGTTCTGGCCGCCATCAAGGCCAACTTGCTGCGGCAAGCCATTCTGACAGGCGTTGAGTCCCTCTTCGAGATCCACCTTGCCTACAAATACGGAAAAGTATTCCTGCCCGGCGAACGGCCGTGGCGGATCGTGTTTAACTCTGTATCGACCGCCATGGAGCGCGAAGAGCGGGAGAATGCGGAAGGGCGCGTCACGTTCGCTACCATGGTGGCCCAGTTGATCCAGGTCATCGATGCGGAATTTACGTCTGTGGACCGCACCGCCCTTGCCAACTACTTTTTCACCGACCTCATGCGCGTGGACGAAGAAAAGTTCAAGAGCATATTTCCGGACAAGATCGAGGGAGCGCCTGCGGAAGCAGAACCCGGCGAAGAAGACGATGACGACGATGAGGTCATGGAATCGGCGGGAATGAAGAAGCTCAAGCGCGTGGTGGATCGCTACATAGGCGAGCTGTACGGTTAATAAATCAGGAGGTTTTTTATATGGGAGAAATCATCAAGTGCAATTTTAACCTGTTCCAGGAGGGCCGCAAATACACCGGCCACCACCGGAACTATATTCTGGAAAGCGCGGTCAAGGCTTGCTACGCCGATCCCACCAGGGAGAAGATCCGGCTTCGGGAAGCCTTCGGCTATTTGGGGCATGGCCGGCGGATTATCGCCCGGAAAATGAATCTTGAGGAAGTCGAGCCGGTCAAGCTGCCGGACGGGTCATCCGTTATCGTGGAAAATATCCCCTCGAATGTCACCGTGTTTTTCGAAGTCGGGAAGGACGGGGCCGTTGAGCACCACCAGGAGATCCTCGAAACGGCGCCCGGCAAAGTCGTAACAGGGCTGAACGCCTCGAAAGTCGGCGGGTTTTCATGGGCCTGCGGCGGAACGGACGGCGGCGCGGTAGGCGCTACTCGGATCAGCGATTTCCACGGATTCGATTATGTCCTGCAGCCGGGATTCGCTGCAAACCGCGGCTATATCCTCGAAAATGCCGGTGGCCAAACGCGAGACATGATCCTTGAGAGCATTTGCAAGGCTGGCGTGGCGGATGCCACCGCCGAAAAGTATCTCAATTCCTGGGTGGCATCGACTCAGATCCGGACCGTGGATCTGGAAGAGCAACTTGAACGGGCCGCCATCTACGAGGATGCACTGAGATCCGAAGTCGAAAACCAGGCCGGACAGATCGACAGCATGAAAAAGGCGCTGGCCGAAATGGAGGCCGCAAAAGAGACCCGCCGGAAGGCCATACTTGAATGCGCCGGCAAGTCCGTTGTCGCCGTGCCTGACAAGGTGCTGACCGCGATGCTGCACATGGCCGATGAAGCGGATTTCCATGCGCTTATCGGATTTTTCGAGGCGGCTTCCCGCGTGAACATGGACACCCTGCCCCTGCCCGGCGGCGAAAGGAAGCAGAGACCCGTCTTGCCGCCTCACTATGCGCCGGAAGAAATCGAGTACGGGCGGGCGCTGGCCGGGTACGAATTTGACAAAAACTTCTAACCCACAAAAGAAAGCGTGTCTTGAATTATGCCAGTCTCAGCCTCTATTTCGGAAATTGCGGGCATAAGCACGGCGGTAGGCACTACTATTGGAGGAATAGTGCTTGCGGTGATGAAAGTGAAATTTGTCTCAAACCGTGAATGCACCAAACGAGGGCTACAGATCGAAAAGTCCATGATCCAGATCGACAAGGACGCCGAAAGATTCATGGACCAGATCGACAAAGACAAGGCAGAAAGCCGGGAAGCGATCAGCAGGAAGCTGGACAGCATATGCAACGAAATCAAGGAAACACGAAAGCAGTACACCAAAGTGGCGAACTTTTTAGGCCGCGTGGAACAGTACATGGCGGACCACGGCGGCGGGCCACAAAGGCCTATGCGGTTAAACGATGAATAAAAACCAACTGCGATATCTGATCGCCTCTGTGTTGCGCGTCGCAGGGCTTCATTCCGAGTCAGCGGTAAGCCTGCTTATGGGTACGGCCGCGGTCGAGTCAGCCCTGGGGGAATACTGGTTTCAGATCGGCGGCGGGCCCGCTCTTGGCCCCTTTCAAATGGAACCTTTTACCGAGCGGGACATATGGGCGAATTGGCTCCGGTATCAGCCGAAGATCAAGGCGGCGCTGGCTGAACTGGGGTATTCCGGCCCGGACGAAGATCGGCTCCAATACGATCTCCGTTACCAGATCCTTATGGCGCGGATTCATTATCTGCGAGTGAAAGAAGCGCTGCCGGAGTACGAAGACATTCAGGGAATGGCGCGGTACTGGAAGACCTATTACAACACGAAACTGGGGGACGGGACGCCTGAGAAGTTCATGGCGGCCTGGCGGAAATACGTTGCGTGAGTTCTTTCGGAAGCTGATCACGTCTGGCACCCGCGAGTCGAACATGCGGTTTATCGCCCTGCACAGCACCTTGCTGGTTTCGTATGTGTGGGCGGGAATCAGCATAGCTACGGGCGCCGTGCAGGATCTTCCGTTTGGCCTGGTAACATTTCTTGGCATCGCCATAACCGGCGAAGTCGCGCAAAAATACATGGAAAATCAAGGAAAGGATAAAAACGAATGAGATCAAAACGGTATTCAGTGTTTATGTCTGCTTGGACGTTGATGTTTTGCATGGCGTTGCTGCTTTTCTCCGGATGCGCGGGTACCCAACTGGTACCGAGCACGGCCTGTAAGGACGCGCCGGAAGGCTCGCTTATCTGCGCGGCGGTCCCCAATCCTGAGAGTCAGGATCTCTTGATACAGCTTGCGAATGACGAATTGCTTTACCAGGGAGTTTACACGGCGGCCGAAGCGAACGCTTTTTTGGAACGGATAGAGGGCTACGTTACGAGCATGAGCACCTATGCGGATCTGATAATCGCCGTGGAAAAGGAGTTGGACCTATTGCCGGACCGGATCCAGAACAAACTGTTTATCCTGTCGAAATTTACAACCAGCCTGTCGGCGGACCTGCCTATTTGCGACTTCGACAGGCAGTTGCTTCTGCGTGGCATTCAGAACCAGAAAACCGTCGTTTCGCAATACCTGTAGGGCGCATCGGCCGGTATCGGATAACCATAGTGGCGCAAACCAGCACGGAAAGCAGATATGTCGAAATTCTTATCACGCCTGTTCGTTGAAGAGATCAACTATAAATACAATCGGTTGCTGGAACCATTGCCGTATTACAGCGACTACCTGAAACAGGTGATTCTGGCCCCGCGTGGTTTCATCAACGACCGGGAATCCGTGCCAGCCTTAAAGGGGACAAGTACCTACTCGGGCGTGATTCACGATCTGGTAAGCAGATCGGATTTTCAGATTGTGCGTCACGGCGTGTTGGTGTCAATCTCTAAGTGGGACGGGGCAATGGTGTATTTCGAGGCCATGGGCGTCAGGTATGCCGAACAGATCGCCGAGCGCCCGGATAAAACCATGTGGCAAAAACTGACAAAGCAGTTGTCGCGGGCAGACCGGTTTATCCGACAATATGGAAAAACCGGCGTGGTGGCCGTCTGGCCGGGGTACTGGCAGAAACTTCCGATCATGGCGACCTATGATCAGGTATTGGCCGCAAACGGTCCGCTTTAAGACGGTTGACAGGCGGCAAAAAAGCAAGTAAACAGTCATCAAAACAGTAACCGAACAGTAACCGATTTGGTTACTGTTTTGATGTTTTTTGGCGGTTTTTGTAACTTTTACAATTTTGGAATAAACGCGGCAAGCCGCATAAACAGCGTGTTTACGGNAACCTGCCTGGGTGGCGGAACTGGTAGACGCAAGGGACTTAAAATCCCTCGGTACNTAGTGCTGTACGGGTTCGATTCCCGTCCCAGGCACCATAAAAAACAAAGGGTTACGGCGTTTCGCGCCGTGGCCCTTTTTCCTTGGTCTTTATCCTGAATGCAAGCTGGCACAACTTGTTTACAACTTTTATGTTGCCGGACACGAACCCGGATGCCGCTAAAACCGGAGACGGCTGAATCGAAAAACCGGAAGTTTTCTCCCCTGCCCTCACGCCACCCTGCTTACTGAAACAAAACATTCCATCGTTTTTGACAATCGTGCGGAAGAAATTTTGTGAGCCTCCGGCGACAGAGGCCGCAGAATTTTAAAATGGAGGGGATCTTGGAATCGTCTTCAATTAGAAACATGCGCATGAAAGTTCCTTAATGACAATTTTTTGAAAAATATATGCAATAATTGTTACATTCGCAAGGACCAATGGGACGGACAAGGCAACTGTCTTGGAAAT